CCGCCTTGTGCTGGGGCAGGTTGTGGAAAAATAGTGCTTGGTAAAGGTTGCCCATTTGGACCAAGCAACCCGCTATACCGTGGAGGAGGCTGTGGCATCACAGTGTTAGCAGAGGCTTGAATACCTCCGTCACTTGAGAAAGCTTGATTAGCAGCAGACCCTAAACGAGAGATGCTGCTGCTTAAAATACTTGCAAAGGTGGAGGCTCTAGTAATGCCAAGAGTCATCTTGTCATTGACACGGTCAACCGTCTCAGATAGGTCGGCAAGTAAAGACGAGAACTTTGACCCGCCTAAATTCATGCCAGATTTGCTATCCACTATCTGGTTCCTCCTTTATACCTCTGTGTTCGTTCTATCCAGTTCATTCGTTCTCTGTAAGATAGAGCGCGAATGTCAGATAAAGTCCATCCATTAAATGTTCTAGTCAACACTTCGTACTGATCTAGAAGCGCTTCGTAGTCCGTCTCTCTATAGACGAAACAAATCGACCAGGCTAAGTGGCAGACTCATATCTTCACCACATGCCTTACAGGCCTTCGTCACCTCCCCAAGGCGGGGACCTGGGTTCTTCTCAAGAATCTGATCGATAATCTTTGCTCGGTCTGCCATGCTTAACGACAAGGCAGTAGAAGCGCCTACAGATGGTGCGCCGTTTATTGTTACGATACATCCAGATAGTAATAAGGTATTAATTTCTGCAGAAGTCTTATCCATGTTTTCCATAAGCTTCTTTTGAACAATACCGTTTGGCAACATAACCGTCACTACTCCGCGAGTAGTTTCGACTTCCCATGCTCGATCTGCTATCGGGTCCTCAAGTTTTTTCTCAGGGACATCAGAGATCAAATCAATATTTGCAGTTCCTTCTTGTCTACAAGATTGGCACTGCACCGGTACATCGATTGTGTTACCAAAAGTTACACGGCGAACTCCGATAAGAATTGCGTCGCGGTCTCCTGACAATAAGGTGTCTAAGTCATCTTTAGAAACTTGCTCAGAACCAAGCGCAATAAGGCCGCGTTGTAGAAGTACGTTTAACGACTTACCAATTGTTCCTGCTTTTGCAATTGCCTCTTCGTCAGCTCCAGTAAGCTCTCTAACCTCAGCTGTAGTGACTAACTCTCCAGCACTGTTAATGAACCCACCAGGTAGTTTTACTTCAGACTCTGAAGGGGCCCGGGTCTTAATCTCGACCGCGGGCTCCTCCATAGCCTTCTTTGCAAACTGTTCAATTAGTTTTGCGTCTGTTATTACTTGTGGTTGTGACAATTTTTACTCCTAGATAGATTTGGGATTAAGCGATTGGCTTGAAGTTTGAATCAACAAATGATACAGAAAGTCCTTCGTGTACAAGTGTCATTGACTCAAACAAGATTCCGCCGTCTCCAGCGTTCAACTCGTTGTAGTTCAAACCGGTGATCCATGCGTTGTGTACGCGGAAGCGCATACGTGGCAAGTTGTCATCTGCTGGTGTTCCAGGTGTAGCGGACGCATTTGGGTGGTCCATTACATAGATGTCAATATTGACACGGAAGTTCTTAGCGGTTCCTGTGTTCAAGCCTTCGCCAGATGCAGCCGCGAAAAGGCCCTTCATCCAGGTGATTGCTTGGTCGTTGCCGTAAAGAACGCCGCGCTGGAAAGTGACTGGAACAAAAGTTGTCATGCCAGGGATCTGGTGGACAGTTGTGTTATAGCCGCCTTCACGGTATGGGATGGACTGAGTGTTGATATTCAGCCCGCTGATGAAAGTAAAGCCGCCTACCCAGCCTTCTGATTTACCAGAAGTAGGTGCAACACTTGTGCTTGATGTAAGGATTCGCTTGTCGAATGCCTCGTCACCAGCTTTGGTGAACTCTGCGTAGAACCGAAAGTTACGTAACGGATCTGTCGCAATTGTGGAGAAGCGGTTAATGATGCTACTTGGCATTTGTTATTGTCTCCTTACGCCACAGTAACGGTGGTTCCACCGTCAAACTGGCCGATCTTAATAATGATGAATTCGGCTGGACGTTGTAGCGCAACGCCAATCTCGATATTAACTTCGCCATTATCAATGGTTGCTTGTGTATTGTTTTCAGCATCCACTTTCACAAAGAAAGCTTCGGCTGGGGTGTTACCACGTAAACCGCCTTGTGACCAGAAGTTGGTCAAGAAGCTGCTTAGCGAGGCATCAATTCGACGCCATAGACTTGGGTCATTTGGTTCGAAAATTGCGAACTGTGTTAGGTCTACTACAGCCTTGCGTAGGTAGATAAGAGTACGACGTACTGGTACATAACGGTCTACATAACCAGTCTTAATTGTACGAGAACCCATCACTACAATTCCAGATCCAGAAATAAATCGAATTGCGTTAACAGGCGCTCCAGCAGAGTTTAGAGAATCTAGTTCTGCATTTGTTAGTGCTGGGACAGACACTGCTCCAGCCAAACGAGCTGTAAGACCGGCAGGTGCTTTGAATACTCCACGAGAAGCATCAGTTGAAGCCATTAAACCAACAACAGCTCCGCCAGGACCTACGATCTTAGCTGAAGCTGCTGAAGCTCCGACACCAAGAGTTGGGTCACTGATAACAAGTCGTGGGTAGTAGACAGCTGCTAGTGAGCTAGCGGTGTAGCTAGCCGCAAGAGTTAGCTGGTTAGCCACAGTGTCGTTTACTCCGTCTACGACTACAAACACGTCATCTCTGGTCTCAGCATAAGCAATTGCAATGTTGACTACTGTTGCGTCTGTGTACCCAGGCACGTTAAGAACTAATGACTGAGGTACTGTATCAAACTCCTCAAGTGAGGCAGAGATTTGACTTGAAGTAATTGAGCTTCCGTTAGCACCAGAGGCCAATGATTGGTTGGAGATAACTGAAGGGTTCTTGTTGCTTCCAGCTGTAGCTGAGTTCTGGTCAATAGCAACAATGTATCGAGACAAGCTGTTAATCACAGTTGGAGCATAACGTGAGTCTGTGCTAACCATTGTGATGTCTGTAAAGCGCTCTACAATGTCTGCGTCGGTGCTTCCGTTGTAGTAAACAACCAAGTCAATGTAGCCAGTTACAGTAGAGTTAACAACGCTGATGTTAATGTTGTTACCCCAGGTACCTGCGTTCTTTGACTGGATAGTAAGGGTGTTGAGTGGTGTGCCCGCACGGTCTGTGAGGGTACGTGTTGCTACTGCAGCTGAAGTTCCAACTACGCGGTTAACGTATGCCTGGCTTCCACCGTTAGCAAAGAACATGTAAACAGCAATAGGAAGGTCATTGCTTGCTGTTGTGTTCCAAGAACCAAACTGATTTACGTATTGGCTCCATGAAGTTACAAGTGAAGGGCTGGTTGGGCCACGATCGTTAGCGCCAACAAAAGCCGCGACGCTGTCTGAACTTGGACCAAGCACTGGTGCAATAGGGTTTAACGTTTCCTGAACGTACACCCCAGGGCGTTGATAAGCCATTAATTTATCTCCTTAGATTTATACAAAGATTCCATTTGTTATACCGAAGTGTAGCCAGAAGGGATGTTCGTTATGGTGGTGTTGATGCGTACTTCTTCTACTTCTTGTAGAGCGTTAGCTACTTGACTTGGGGTCATTTCGCTAACTACTCTAACTGTAAACACGTTTCTGAGTAGGCGACGTCCGCCGCTTTCCTCTTCAACCGCATCACGTTTTACAAACCCATCAAGGAACATAGACCTACCGCTGTATTCAGTACCAATTTCATTTGGCACAGATAGGTATCCGAACTTTGAGGGAAACTTATTTAATACGTCGTACATCATTGACCGGTCATGTCGCGGGTGACGAGCGTAGGTTGTTATTTGATATACAAGGTCGTAGGCGACTGGCGCTTTATATTTGTACGCACTTCCAGCAGATGGCGTTACAGTTCCGCGGTTGTCATTATCTGTAAGGTATCCAGACCATTGACGATCATTTGCGGGTGCAATATCAATCAAGTCGATAGTGATAAATGGGAACTCTTGCTTGCGGAGTTCAACGTCTGGGTAGCCAAACCACACCTTGATTTGACGATTAGTTACCTTTTCGTCATCTACAGTAAGCCCTTGCAACCAAGTCTTTAGAGCAAGGTCTTCAGCAACAATAAATGGGTTACCCATTACCAGATCCCCCCATTTTCAAAGAAGTCTTCAGCTACGCGGGTTTTTAAAACTAGTGCAAGGTATTTTTGAGCTTCTGAAACAAAAGTTCTCAAAACTGGCTGAGGTAAATTGTTTAGGTTACCGTACTCTAAGTTGTCGATTTGGCTCTTAAAGTCGTCTGGATAGCTGACGTATATCTCCCCATCTTTAGAAGTGACCTCTAAAGAGTTAACAATGTCCTCAGGCCATTCGGCTAAACGAGCGCGTGAGAGGAGGCTTTTAGTTAATAAAGGTAAATGAGACTCAGCGATATCGCTGGCAAACTGTTTGGTATCAGCGCTTAGGTCTAGAGACACGTTTCAACACCTCTGCCATTGCGTAACCCTTTGCGATATTTGCAAACAGGACGGTGTCGGATGGCAGATTGTCTTTAATCTGCTCCATAAAGTCAGCCTCTACAGGCCTAACGATTTTACGATCGGACACAACGTCTCCTAAGAGTTAGCACAATATTTCGCAAGGGTGTTACTTTGAGCCCCGCATGGGCTCACTTAAAGCATAAACGAAAGGCCCCCTTTCGGGGGCCTAAGCGTTACTTCTTTTTCTTTTCTCGCTTATCTTCTGCCTTTTCGCCCTTCTTGCCTTCCTTGGCTTCATGGCGCTTTTCTTGAGATTTGATCTTCTTAATGATTGCATCATCTTTTTTGCGATCTTCAGCGATAGTAGCTGGCTTCTTCTTCTTACCGTGAGCAGTATCAGCCTTTTCAAACTTAGCTTTTTCTTCTTTGTCGGTAAGTCCAGCCTTTTTAAGCAAACGGGCATCCATCTTTTCGTCCTTGGACTTTGTGTACTTGCCCTTCATAAATGACGGGGTAGCCATTACATGCCCTTCTTTCTAGGCATAGATGCCTTCTTAGCCTTTGCAGGCACAGCTTTTTTGGCAGCAAACTTCTTGTTCGCTGCTTGCACTGTCTTCATCCCGTGCTTGTTCTTTGGTTGGCCACAGCCGCAAGTCGCGCACATTACTTCTTCTTCTTACGTAGGGCAGCGAAGTCAGATCCTTCTAGCTTGCCGTCTTTATCTACATCAAGTTTCTTTTGCTTAGGTGACATTCCCTTTGGAGCAGCCTTCTTTGCAGCCTTCTTTCCTTTACCAAAGCCTGGCTCACCTTTTTTCTTACCGCATCCGCACATAGCGCACATTATTTTTTCTTCTTTCTGGCAGCAGCCATATTGTCTACAAGATTAGGGTAAGGACGGCCTGCCGCTTTTGCCCGCGCCTTTGCAGATGATTTTTGGGACTTACTTAGTTTACTAGACTTTCCTGGGGTTGGGTCCTTCTTATCCCAGACTGGCTTTTCTTTCATTACTTGCCTCGCTTGTAGCTAATAGTGGCTTTTGGCTTACGCACAATGCCACCCTTCTTCTTGCGCATCTTAGATCCGCCAGTAGAGTACTTACTTTGGTCAAGCTCAATAGA